CTGGAGTTTCATCATATAAATAATCTTTATCTACATTTTTACCATCAACATGATTATCAAAAATTTGATAGACATATTTAAAATTCTTACAGTACTTTTTCAACTCATTCAAATACATCTCTGAGAAAAAGCGTCTAAAAGATTTTTGCACATCAACTATAATTAATGTTCCACTACTATGACTTTCAAATGTTTTAAGGAATCTCATATAGTATATATTAAATAAAAAACCCATCAAAATATTTGATGGGTTTTAATTCTTTGAATATTTTATAGATTAAAGAGGTAATTCTTCTTCACCTTCTTCTTTTTCTTCTTCACCTTCTTCTTTTTCTTCTTCTTCACCTTGTGCTGGTTGAGCTTGTCCTTGTGCTGGTTGAGCTTGTCCTTGTGCTGGTTGAGCTTCTTCTCCTTGTGCTGGAGCTTCTTGAGCCTGACCTTGAGCAGGTTGAGCTTGTGCTTGAGGTTCTTCAAATTCACCTTGTGCTGGAGCTTCTTGAGCTTGTGCTTGAGGAGCTTCTTGAGTTTGAGCTGGTTGAGCTTGTGCCTGAGGAGCTTCTTGAGTTTGAGCTTGAGGTTGAGCCTCTACTTGAACTTGAGGTTGAGCCTGAGGTTGTGTTTGAGTTTGTGATTGACCACCACCCATTAAAGCACCACCAGGAATTTTCTCAACATCTAAGTTATCCATATTAATAAACTTTACAATTTCTTCAGCAATATCAACATCACCAAAGAACGTGCGTAGGTTTTTACCTGTAGTGTCTTTTACTTTTTTCACATAAGCATTGATTAAAGATTGAGGAATATCAATCATTGTCTTTACTTTGTAAATATCGTTTACTTGAAGAACCGATTCTTTAATGATTTCTTCTCTGTTCTTTTTAATACGATAGTTTTCATATGTTCTGATATGCTTCATTTGTATTTGAATATTTTTTATAGATTATATATTAAACTAAAAAACTCATTTTTTATCAATTAGTGTACTAGTAATAAACCGAGTACTAAACCAATAATAGCGACACCTCCACCGATACCACCAAAGACCATTTTAGTTTTCATTTTTCTTATTTGTAGATTCTTTTCATCAATAACTTGTTGTCTATTATCAACTTGTTCTTCTAAAATAAGAATCTTTTTAAGATAAGCAGCAACTTCACCTTGTAATGATTTAATTTGTTGGTCTTTATTGTTCAAAGACTCTTTTAATTTAGCAATTTCCAATTTTTGAGAAGCAATTACTTGTTCTTTATCATTGATAACTCTAACACAAACTGAATCATATTGACCAATTTGAGTACTTTGTTTTTCTAAAAGAGCCAATAAGTCAGTACCATTATCAAGTGACTGAGCTTGTTCAATAGTCATTACAATAACTTGTTGACCATTTGAATCTGTTTCAAATTTAGGGTAATCTATTTTAGCCTGTGAGTATTGTGAGTAAGCACTTAAACTCAACACTAAACCAACTATAAGTGATAAAAACTTTTTCATATTAATGTTTTGTTTTATTTTTTAATGATTCTAAAAGAGCATCTCCTGTTCTATTAGGAGGATGATTCTTAATCTCTTCAATCTTATGTTGAGTTTCAGCTAAATCACTTCTCAACTTATTCAAGTTAGCTTTAGACTTGTTAGCCTCAGCTTCTGCCTTTCTAGTTAAAGCCTCTTGTTTAGTTATTTCAGCTTGTAATTTAATGTCTAATTGTCTAAGACTATCAGATTTTGCTCTCCAAGTGGTGATTTCTAAATCAACAGCTTTCTTTTGAGCTTCTAATTCTTTGAATTGTTGCTCTAGTTGTTTAACTCTTTCTTTTGATGCTTTATCACCTGAGAAGAACCACTTAAAACCAAATAAAAGTGTCAGTCCAAGTAAGATTAATATCAAAATTGATTTAATATCCAATTTCATAAAAACTTATTATTTTTGGAATTATATATTATTTTACCAAACCGACCTTTTATTTTTGAGAAATTTTATATATATTTGTAAATATTTAAAAAACTATGACGTATAAAAGACTAATATCTTTCGATTTTGATGACACTTTATTCCATACACCAAAACCTGAAGAAGGCGAAAAAATCTGGAAGGAAAAAACAGGAACAGATTGGCCATATAGTGGTTGGTGGGGTCGTCCAGAAAGTATTGACCCTGAAATATTTAACATTCCATTGAATCAATGGGTTTATAAAAAATATTTAGAAGCCGTATCTGATCCAGAAAACTATGTTATATTAGCAACTGGTCGTCTTAAAAAGAAAGAAGGTATGTCTAGTCATATCCAAACTATTTTAAATCAACATAACCTATCATTTGATGAAATTCATTTAAACTGGGGCGGTGATACATACCACTTCAAAACTAAATTATTTGAAGAAAAAATTGAAGAACTTGGCGTTCATGAATTTGTTATGTATGATGATAGACAAGAACACTTAGTTAAATTTGAAGAATGGGCGGAAGAACATCACGTTCAAGTTACAGTAGTTGATGTTGTAAACAAAAAAGAAACTATTTTCTAAAATAATATATAATATTCAATTTATGGCAACAATTACAAAAAAGAAAACATCTTCTAAAGTAGAAGAAATTTTATCTAAACCATACAAACTGGTTTTACACAATGATGATCACAATACATTTGAGTGGGTTATTACTTGTCTTATGAAGATATGTAAGCATGAAACCGAACAAGCTACTCAATGCGCTCATATTGTTCACTACAATGGAAAGTGTGATGTTAAATACGGAGATATTGAAACAATAGCAACTATGAAAGATAAACTCAGAAGTGCTGGACTAAGTGCTACGATGGAGGCAAACAACTAATGAAATACCTTAAAAATATTTGGAACTATCTAGCAGAAATACAAAAATATGTTGATGAAGTTCAGAATAGACAAATCTTTGGAAAATTCTAAGACATACTTTTAGTATGTCTTTTTTTATTTACCAAACCAGTTAGTTCCATTCCCACCAAAGCCATTATTATTAGCTTTATACCTATTCATTTGTTGTCTTCTTATTTTCAAAACTTGACCATAATCAACACCCTCAACATAATCTATTCCTTTTAGTGTCTCTCTAACATAGTTCATATACTCTTTATCAACAAACTTACTAGACCACTCTTCAATCATTTCAGAAAAATCGTGTCTACTAAAAACAGTTGTAGCATTTACGATAGTCATAACAGTATCATCATGACCAACGTCTGCCGCATATCTTGTGTTACCGGCTGATGTAGTATGTTTAACAAATGTTGTGATTTCTCTAATATTATCTTCATTAGTAATAACGAATCCTTTAGTTTGCATGAGATCCTGATAATCTTTAACCATGAGATTCTTATTTTCTCCTACCTTTAACCCCACCTTTTCTTCAGTAGCATCGGCTCTATGTTTATATCTAACAAATACAGAAGAGCCATAATTATTATTACCATCAAAAACGTGAGGTAGCTCAGCAAATAAAGTATTACCATAGTTATTCAACTCGACAACTACTTTACAGTTATCAGGATTTAAGTATTCAAATACAATCATATAAAGTAATTCGGCTAACTGCTTAACAGAAATATAATTGTTTCTATAAATACCTATTTGCTCTAATCTAAAGAAATCAACTATTGATTTATATGATGGTTTTTGTAATTCTGTTAAATCTTTTGGTTTCTCAGAAACTCTAAATATGTTTATAATAGAATAATCTTGTCCAAGTCCCTCTGATATATCGACAGATATTACAATCTTATAATCTTTCCTCATTAATGGTATAAAAACATTATCATCCTCAACCCATTTTAAATCAGTATAACTAAATTTTAGTTTTTTATCAAACTCGAATATAGGCTCATGTACATAATGTTTTTTATTTTTCAATAACTCATCAATAATTGCCTCATTCAATAATGATTTAGAAGCATTAATAAATCTTAAACCATACTCTTGGTTGAAGGCATCCTCACCACCAATATCTTTTATAGCTTCTTCTTTCCAAGTTGTAACCTCAGCAATAGCCATAATAGGAACTTCAAAACCATTCTTATCAATAAATGTTAATTTCTTAACATCTTCATCTGTACATTTATCATCATTAAAGATATTAATCACATCTTTGAGTAAGTCCATATTATATTCCATAAAGACTTTTGTCTGACTACCCCACTTCTGATTAACTAAATCAAATATCTCTTCTTTAGTTACACCATATTCATACATTTTATGTGGATTTAATCTAATATAAGTAACAAAACGACCAGGTACTTGATACCAGTAAACTCTCATTGGCTTATAGTTATTCTTCATTGGATCACCCTCAGGTCTTTCAGCATCAGTTAATAACCTATGGAATAGGTTCATACCATTTGGAGTAGAAGTGATGATAATCTTTGAATTTTGAACAGCAGCGGTTGTCGGAAAAGCAGCAGTATAGTATGGTTCAATAATATTTGAAGGAATGTGAGCAAACTCATCTAAGTAAAGTACGTCAATAGTAAAACCGATCGCTGGAGTCTTTGTTCTAGCTGATGTTTTAATTCTACAACCATTCTCAAATGTTAACGACTTCTGATTCCAAGTTTTAATACCTGGTTTTAAGAAAAATGGTAGTAAAGAGTAAATAGATTTGATTTTATCAACAATCTCAACAGCCGTATCGCCTTTGTTAGCAACAATCATTATATTCTTATCATTATCAAATAATATCTTGTGTAACATGAAAATAGAAGATGAGATTGTTTTACCAACCTGACGAGATGCCATTAAGATACTAAATCTATTATTAACAAAACTATCAAGCATCTCTTTTTGGTAATCTCTTAACTTAATAGAGCCAATAGAGCCATCTTCTCGTTTTACTTTACAATATTTTTCCACAAAATAATGAACATCTAAGGCACATCTAACATACTCTTGTTGTTCATCAGCAGTCATCCTAAATGAAACACCGGCTCTTCTCAAGCCTACTTCACTCTTTAACCAAGGATTTTGATATCGTTTAACGACTATACCATCATTAATCTTATCAGTTGCCTCTTCTACTAGTTTGGTTGTAAAAACCATTTGTCTTTCTTGTTGTGGAGCAAATGCCATATTTTAGGAAAAGATATTTTTTAATATATATTGTAAAAAACCGCCTTCTATGTCAAAAACAGAGAACGAAAGAAATAGAATCAAAGATGAATTCGATGAAATCCAATCGGAAAGTGGCGAATTTGATATAAGTAAACACCTTGCTAGACCTGAGGATTTACCAGATTTAGGTGAAATAGAAATATATGATTATGATTCAGACATGACAGTTGCTAGCCAACAGTCTATGGAAGTATTAGAATCACTTATTGATTTATATTTAAGTGATGTACCTCAATTAAAAGAACATCCTTATATAAGAAATAAAATGAGAGAAGATGCTAAAGTTTATGCTGAAACAATCTTCTTATCAAAAATGACTAGAAAGAACTTCTTATCACAGTTAAGACAAGTTGATAATGGAGATAATTCTGCTAGAATGCATGAAGTTGTCAATCAAACAATTGGTCAAATTAGAGAAAACTCTAAATTCTCATCCACACAAAGAACTGAACTTGAGAAATTTTATAAAGGACTAAGAAAAGATTTAGGTCTTAATGAAATTGAGAATCCAGAAGTTATTAAAGCTCAAAATATAGCGGCTGAAGAATCGGCTGGTGAGTCAATAGGTGGTGGAGAAATAATGGATAATAGAAAGCTTAATGATTTAATTAAGAATGCTATGATTAGTAAAGAGAAAGATAAATAATTATCTCCATTTAAAACTTTCAAACACTGTTATTAAATTACTAAATTGAATATCTACTTTTGTAGTTACAAATCTATTTACTTTATTACCAGTTATTAAATTAACATATAATGTGTATTTTTTAGATTTCAAATCTTCTTTAATAATTTCTTTTAATTTATTATCAGTGTTTGATAACAAAACAGTTAAAAGTTTATTAGATTCTTTTGCTAGTTTAATAACATTTTCTTCATCATCATAGAAGAATAATTCATCATATTGACCTAACTTTTCTTCAGTAAACTTATCACCTTCAGTTTTAAGACCAACTATATGTTGTAATAATAATCTAACTTTCTTATGAGAAATATCATCAGATACTTTATTATAGAATGTTTCTGATATAAAATAGAACTTTTTAATAATTAGACCATTTTCTTTTAATTTATCTTCTATTTTAGATATCATTAACTCATAGTTTCTCTTAGTATTCTTTGAGCATATTACATAAATATCATCATCTGTATTTTTCAAATGTAAAATATTTTCTAAATTAATATCATAATCTAAATTTTCAATTAATTCTTTATTCATAAACTCTTGTAAAGAAAAAGCTAAATTAGAAATATCGGCTCTGTGATTTTTAGCTTTAATTTTTATCTTCTCAAATAAATCTGTTGGTAACCAATAAGTGTGTCCACTAAAATTTATAGAGTTTCCTTGGCTTTTATAAATACCTTTTTTAATTAAATTAAAATCACTTTGTGATATTTTCATAATAGGTATATTTGGAATAGTCTTATCCACTAACCAAACTTTATTATCAGTTGTCAATATTGTATCTAAGTCAAAAAAGTGTGCTTTCATTATAATTTATAATTTGTTACTTTATATTTAAGTTGATGAGGCATGCCATCAAATCTACTACCTTCATATTCTTTATCTTTCCACTCAACACCACCACTTAGTTCACTATCAAAGCTTCTACACTTTGGACATTGACTTGGTGGAGTTTTTTGAACTTCACTTAAAACATCATTTATTTTAGATGTTCTGATATCACTTTTTACTTCTACCATATCTGACTCTGTATAATAGAAATGTCCTTTACACCAAGGATTTCTACAAACTGTTTTCATTTGTTCCATAAAGTATATATTAAATAAAAAATCCCATCATTTCTGACAGGATTTCTTAAATATATATTTTTCTATTTTTTATACTCTTACCATATTTTTACTTATTGCGAAATTATATAGTGTTGGTAGATTTAGGTATTTCATAAATGCGTTTCTTACGTCTAATAATGTTTTTGATTTTTTAACTAAATTTACTATAAGAAAACCAAACTCTTCTTGAAACTCTAAGTAACAATCACACCAAGGTCTATTATAATGGTCTAATGTGTTCCATTCTTTATATCCACCAGATAACCAGTATAGTGATTTTTCTGGGGTTATGTTTTCATATATCATTTTTTTATCAATTGTCGTGTTCCAAATAGGGTCGTTCCAGTCAATTTTTCTCATTAGAATTGAAACTGCTTCAGCTACGTCTGATGTCATTTCTGGTCCGATTTCAAAGAAGTAATCATTTCCTTCTTTAGTAACCCTTAACTCTCTTTGATTCAAAATTTCCTTCTCTTGTTGTTTTTCAAGAGTAATTCTTTTTCTCTTCATAGTAATCATGTTAATTTTTTATATCTGTGTAAGATTAATACCACTGCGCCATTTACCACCGAAATTGCCGTTTTCCCATATACCATTTTCCCAGTTTCCATAGAAGCTACCATCTTTAAAAATACCATAGTACCAATCTCCTGTGTAGAAACTGCCATTTTTCCATATAAGTGTGTTGTTTTTTATTTCTAACTGAGCGTTCTCAATCTCTGAGTCAATAAGCCAGTAGAATTTCTCTTTAACGAGAATATCGTTGATTTCATTAGCACTTGTGTAAGTCTTACCACGATAATTTAGTTCTGAATATCTCATAATAAAATATGAATTTGTATGTCTTATATATTCTAATTTTTTATTATCAAATCGACAATCGTGGATTTTATTAAAATTTCAAAGGTGGGTAAAAAAAAATATATTTTAAAATAAAAAAACCGGACATATGCCCGGTTTTTTAAGAATATGGAAAAAAATGATTTTTTTTATTTACTAAGGCTATTCAAAAAGTCTAATTCTGCTTTAGTCAAAGACTTCATACCAGTAGCACTGATTTTTTCTAAGATAGTGTCTACATCTAAAACTACGTCGAATTCGGCGATTAAATCTTCGATGAAAACATTAGAAACTTCTACAGTGTTATCAACTTTAGTATCAACAACTCTTGTGGCTTTTGGCATCTTTGGAGTTTTGATTGGTTGAATTTTCAACAAAGAGTCTTTTTCTCTTTTTGTGATTGGACAAAATCTCTCACAAACACTAAATTCATTAGTTACTATATCACAACCAGCAATTACCCAATCACCACCTGCCTCAACCCAGATTTTAGATGAACAATCTTTGACGATAATCAAAGCATTGAAATCTAATTTATAAACTTCAGAGATAGCTTTCAATTGTTGATCGTTGTGAGACTTTAAGCTGATACAGATTACTTTGTTGATGTCGAATTTCATATTATTTTCTTTTAGTGGTTATTTTGTTATACAAATATAAGGATAATTAGTGAATTTACAAATTTTATTTATTATTTTTTTGTTTTATAATCTATTTTAATCAATTATCTTAAACAAAGATAATCATAATTATTCATTTTAACTAATTTTCAATAAAAGTTTTTTAATATATATGTTGAAAAAATTACATTAATTTATGAAGTATCTTAGTAATAGAGATGAGTTCCTTAAAAGAAGCATAAACAAAATAGATGAATATAAGTCTTTAGAAGATAAAGATTTGGTTAAAATAAATGAAGACGTTGAAAATAGCGGACCATTTGCTAATGATATACCTTGGGGTGACTCTTTACTAGGTAGATTAATAAACTCTACTATTAGAAAAGCAAAGATTGGTGCTAATCTTGTTAGAATAAAAGGCGTAGCTAAAAGACTAAGATATGCGTTTGATGATCTCTTAGGTGGTTCAGCTGAAGCTGAATTATCAGAAGAGGATAAAAAAGAATTCAAAAGACTTACTGTTTTTTCTTTTCTTGATAGTTTACAAAAAGCTGTAGAGGAAGAAGCTAGCGTAGGTGATATTAGAAATTTAACAAAAGCAGCAATTTCAGATATTAAAAACTTTGAAGACTTTGAAAATAAAGATAGTTTAATAAGTCAGTTAGAAGAATTTTTAAAATTCTTAGAACAATTTAAGGATGATGAAGGTGGAAAATCCGAAGCAGATGCTGATAAAGAAGAAGGAGAGGGTGAAGGAGAAGGTGAAGGAGAAGGTGATAAAGAAGGAGAGGGTGATAAAGAAGGAGAGGGCTCAAATTCTTCAGAATCCATGTATCCTACTATGATCAAAACATTAAAATCATTAACTTCTATATTATCACATTACAAAGAGGTTAAGTTAGCAACAACGACATTAAGTAATAAAGAAACTAGACAAAGTACTAAAGTAACATACACTACTGTAGCCGGAGATACTGTTGAAAAGATTCAAAAGAATACTAAAGCCAATTCAAAAAAATTAGCATCGGCTGATATTAGAGCTAAAAACCCTCAATTGGCAAAATATCCAAAAGATAATCAAACAATGCCTGCTGGTTTAGTTCTTGTAATGGAAAGTTATACTTTATTAGAAGCTATTGGTGATGGCGCAAGTCCAGATAGAGCAAATATTAAAGGAGGTGAAGACCATCTAACACAAGCTTTTGCTAAGTTAAAGAAAGCTATTGAAGTATTGGAATCACCAAAAGATAAAGGCGTTGGTGTAGATGTTAAATTCTTAAATGATATAACATCAAAATCACTAGATTCTAAAAACAAAGAAGTTATTAAATCTCTTTTTACAGAAATCAACAGATATTTAGTTGGTGATAAAAAAGAAACATTAAATGCTTCTAGCACTCCTTTGTATAAAGAAAGTATGGAAATAATCTCAGATAAAAACAAAAAAATTGTTGTAGCTGAGAAAATAGCAAGATTTGCTAAAACTGCTTTACAATTTGACAAAGAAGGATTATATGGTGGTCTAGGAGAAACAGGTAAAGGCTTACAAGCATTTGTAGAAGGAATTAAATCTACAATGACAATAAAACCTACTGAGAAAAAAGCTGAAGTTAAAACTGAAGAGAAACCTAAAGAAGAAGTTAAAAAAGAATCATCTTTATTTAAATATGATAAATTTATATCATTATTAAAAGAAGCTGAAGAAGGTGAAGAGACTGAAGAAAATGAGGAAGAATCAAAAGTTGGTGCTCCTGATACAATGACTACATCTCAAAAAATTAAAGACTATTGGAGTAAAAAGATAGATATTAAGGCTTTTGTAATGGAAAAAACAGAAGTTATTAAAATGAAAGAAAAATTTGATAAAATTGAAAAAGAAAGAAAAGATTCTATTGTAATAAATGGAATTGATCCTGTTTTAGATATTGTCAAGTGTTTCAATAGAGCTTATAAAATACACACAACACAAGTAATTCCATCTGGAAGAAGTGGAGGTAGAGTATCAAATAGTGTGTTTATGGAATATACTACTTTTGGATCAGGTGATCCAAGTACTGCTGGCAAGTCTGGTGGACCATATAGAAATAACGCCATTTTTAATCAATGGGAAGATACTGTATTAGATATACAAAGAGATAAAAAATATCAACCAATTTTTAACATTGGTACTAAATTAAAAGTAGGTAATGACTTAATAGATAAAGCAGGAGCAAATCTTCGTAAATTCATGACGGATATGCTTGATGGTGATGAACTTTACAAAACTGGTAAAGATGCTAAAGGGTTACAAGCTAAATTTTTAGATCAGTACTTTGGTTATAAAGAGGATGATCCAAATAAAACAAACTTTGGAGGATCTGAAGAGCAAGAAGGCAATTCAAAAAATGCTGATTCTATACCTGGAGCCAAAAATCTACTTTTCACAAAAGATCCTATTAAATTTGAATCAAATGATGATTTAGCTAAATCATTCTTTGCTGTATCAACTAATAAAAGTGTGGTTTACTTCTTTATACAAGAAGTTGTTGGTGACATTGCTTATATAACATATTCAAGATCTTTTTACTTCTTTCAAAAATATATCACAGAATCAGGAATACCTAATAAATTAACAAAAGGAGATCTTCCAAGAGAAATATTCTTGAATAAACAAGGAAAAGAACAAATAGATGAAGATGGCAAGGAATCAAATTTAGATTATAAAATAAAAGCTACTAAAAAGAAAATTGATAATCTAATAGGAAAAGATGGTAAGTTTAAGTTAACAGGAGACTATGAGATAACATACTTAACTAAGTTTGATGGAAAATCAAATAACGCAAATACTAAATCAACTTTATCAGATAAACCAGAAAGTATTAGTGTTGTAAACTGTTATACTTTATATGAGAATACAAAAGATGTTGAAACATCATCAGATAAAACAAGATTTGTATTAAATAAAAAAATAGGAGATAGAATTTCAACAATTGGAGGATTTAAGACCGTTTCGGGTGCTGATAATATATCCAAAACCAAAATGGAGAAAAAGTAATGAGGAACCTAAAATCATATAGAATCTTTTTAGAAGAAGCTGAATTTGATGTTAATATAACAGACCAACCAGATATTAAAATGGCTAAAGAAAAGTTGACAACTCTTAAAAATCAACTTACTGAATATAAAACAAAGAAGCCTCTAATAGACACCGCATATCTAACAATCAAAATAGATGCTGACTTACAAAAGAAAATAGAATCGATTGTTGGTAAAATAGATGCCTTACCAGGTCAGGATAGAAATCCTTTCTTAGTTGAGTATCTACACATTGCTAGTTTAACAAGAAAAGTTAATAATATTCAAAAAGATATTGCGAATGATAAGGTTAAAAAAGATGATTTTAGTGAAGAATTAAAATTATCTAAGGATGACTCTACAAAGCAAGCCGTTACTGGCAAAATAACTGATATAACTAATAGAATATCAACAAATGCTGCTTCTATAGCATCGTTAACCAAAGAAATATCTGATGCCCAATCATCATTAAATAAAAAAATGCTCGATGTAGAGAAGAATATGATGGATAATATAAAGAAAATCTCAAAAGAGAAGTGAAAATAGAAAAAATATCATTTTTTACATTTTATATATACTCTATAACATAAAAAAAAATATTAAAAATATGGCAATTCAAATTGGAAAATACAAAAGACCAGGAATCTTCATAGAAGAGTTTGACAATTCAATCATTACAACTCCAGTGGTTGAGGGTATTACTAATATGGTTATTGGTGTTTCAAAAAAGGGACCAGTAAATACACCTATTAGACTTACTACAGTCAATGACTTAGAGTCTATCTTTGGTCAACTTGATAGAGGATTAGAAAGAAAAGGTTCATTTTTCCACAGAACTATTCAAAAAATGTTGGAATCAGCTCCAGTATTCGCTATCAATCTTTTAAGCACAGATGATACATTAGATACTATTGAGTATAAATCATTATCATCATCATCTGGTTATATTAATGATATCGAAAGAAATGGAGCTTATAGAAGATTCTTCGATACAACAGGTTTCTGGAAAAGAGATACTGAGTCTTTCATTAATTTAACTAAACCAAATGCTGGTTATACTGAAAGAGCTTTTAGTATTACTAACCTTTCTGACAGATTCGTTACTGTATTTGTTGTGAAAAGTGCTAGAACTGGTTTTGATAGAACTTTAATCGAATGGTATGGTTCTCAAGAAAAACTTCCGCCATATGTTAACGCTAACGATTACGCATCTGACTATTTAGTAGATGTTATTGTTGTAGGTGGTGACTGGTCTGACTACCAAAACTTGGCTATTGATAATAGATGGAGTGCTTACTTCAATGCGTCTGGTCTTGTTAAGAGTCAAATTAGAAACTTTGCTAATGATAGAAATGTTACTTTATTAGCTTATTACGAAGGATTGTCCTTAATTCCATATTTTAGAGATGCCAATGGTACTAATATTTTTATTGAAACTACAATTAACAGAGATACAGATAAAACTGGAGTATTCTGTGCTTTCAACTCAGATTTAGTTGAAACAGATTACTACAACGGTCTTTTAGACTTAGTTGGACAAACAGTTGCTGGTGTGAATGAAACTGAAATAGAATTCTTATCTTATAAAGAAACTATCGCTGAATCAATTGAAATCACAGCAGTGCCTTTAGACTTACCTGGTAACGTAACTGCCTTGTTAGGTGGTGTATTTACAGGAAATGGTTATATTAACCAAGATCCTCACGCATTTGGTTTAGTTCCAACTGAAACAGGTGTTATTGATAATGGTGATAACAGAACTGCTTGGTTTGGTGAAGGATTTGTTTATGATGTAACTAAAGATACTTTAACATCATCATCTGCTTCTATCGCATTAACTTACACAGCTACTGCTGACGCTTTCGCTGTAATTGGTGATAAAATGGTTCCAGTAACTGGAAATACATTAACAATTAGTGCTAGTGATTATAGCGCTTCATACGGTACATTATCATTTGTATCAGCTTATGTTTTAGACTCAACAGGTTCATTATCTGTAGTATCTAACACAACTGGTGTTGCTTATGGTTCAACACCTACAAAACCTACAGTATCAGCAAGTGATATCGTATTAGGTTATGTAGAATTTGATATGGCTAATGGTGATATCGCAGCACCAACAGTAACAGTTACTGATGTAAATATTGACACAGTTGGTTTCATAGACTTTAGTTTTGGTACTAGTGCTTCTGATGATTATCACATCGCAACTCAAAGTACTCCAGATTCTGGTGTAATTAAAGTTACATTTGAAAATACAAATACTGTACCTTCTGTAGCAAATTACGCACAATACAGAAGATTCAAATTATTCAATAGATTAGTTGATTTAATTGACTCTGCTAATAAAAATAAAATGACTTTATGTTTAGGACCTAATCATGCGTTTGATAAAGTTAGTTTATCTACTATAACAATTACAAATATTGTTAGCTCATCAACATCTAATAAATCATTTATCTTAAATACTGGTTTAACTGATGCTCAATTAAGTGATATTCTTGATGGTTACTTTGTAATCTACACAGTAGATAATGAATTTTTACTTGGCTCAGATAAAGTATCCACAACTTCAAATGTTTGGTCTATGACTGATGGTGTTGTTGCTAGATACTCTAAATTTTATTCTAATTTTTATGACGGTATTATTAACACAGGAGATTACTTCTATGCTAATAAAGTACCACAAGCTTTAGTAGCCGCACAAGAAACTATGAATGTTATTTTCATAGATGGTGAAATTGCCGCAGGTACTACTTCATCATATGCTGGTTACAACTATGTAATATTTGAAACTACTTCAAATACAAATCCATCATATGCTACATATGATCAATTCATTGTTCCTGATTCAAGTATTAATACTGGATCATTTACAATTACTAATGCTTCTAACCCATCTACTTTAGCTACAAATCTTGGTTACACAAGTACAGTAGGAGCTTACTACTGGGCATATGAAGTAAGTGAAGAAGTTGCTTACGAAGAAGTATTAAATGTAAGTACTATTTATGATTTCTTAAAGAAACATTACTTAAAAATGTACTTAAATAATAACGGAACATTAGAAGTTGATTTCATGGATGAAGGATTTACATCTATTGAAGCAGTT